CGAGAAGAAAACAAGGAGATGACCCCCGAAATTCTTATTACTCATTAGGAATATTTGGAGGTGACGACACCCTAGCAGCTGATGTAGGAGAAGCCTCTTTAGCTTCAGCAGGGGCTGCTATAGGACAACGAATTGAGAGCGTCATCTTTAAGAAAGGAGAACCAGGAGTCAATTTCTTATCACGTTTTTATGGGCCCGAAGTGTGGTATGGCGACAATAACAGTACTTGTGATATACCACGAGCACTAGCAAAATTGCACGTCACACCAGCTTTAGATGGGTTCACACCGCTTGAGAAATTAAAACAGAAGCTTATGGGCCTTGCCCGCACTGATTTTGCAACACCAATTATTGGACACATAGCATCAAAAGCCATGAACTTAGGTTTATTTACCTTAGCTGACATGGAAAATGATGAAACCTTCCTTGATAAAAGATTCATGTCATGGTGGGCCCGTTATGATGTCAACACTAATTGGCCAAATGAAGTCAGTGATTGGGATAGTTGTGAAGTGTTAGAACGCATGCTGCCTGGCTGTGACCCCACCATATTATATAATTATTTGGAGGATTGCAAAACACCAGAAGATTTGTTGAAAATGCCAATTATAATTAATGCCAGCGATCAAATTAACACTGAACTAGCACCAAAAGCTACAGCAGTAGTTGGAGATGAGATAGTCCAAATTGAAGAAAAAGATAGTGATATCGAAAACAGCTCTAATGCAGAACACAACATTTGTTGGAAGTTCACAGAAGGAAAGTGTACTTATGGTAAGAAATGTAAATATGATCATATTAAGATATGTCGTGAATTTGTGAAAGGAAAATGTACCAGAAAGAAATGCAAATATATTCATCAAACAAACGGGTCGCGCCCAGCCATAAAACCTTTACGAATACCTCCGCATTTATCTTTCTCTCCAAGTTCGCCGATTTACGATCCATCAAAAGATTTTTCTTACCATACAAACCAATAACGAAAATTTCCACGTTCAAACGAAAACCGATAACATTCCCATTTCACTATGTCAGCACCACTAAATTTAACACTAACAGCTCAAACCACCTCCAAAAACAGACCCAAACGGAAACAAAAGAAGATGAAAAATGCAACTGTGGCTCAGCCTGTAATTGCATTGATGAATGGGCAAAAGCAGAAGCGAACCAAACGCTCCCGCCGTCGACGACGTGTGGGTGCTCAAAATGCTTTAACTGATGCCTACCTTAATACACTTAATGATCCATTTGAGTATGCTGGAGTCCCACTCGGGTTTGGTTGTTTAATTCCTACAAATTTAGCTATGGCTTATGTAAAAGGAAGCTTTACTGTCAACGCTACTGATGGTGGTTTTCGAATTATGACTTTGCCGGTATCATGTAATTCAGGAAATCCTGGGCACATTGTTGCCGTTTCCACCGCACTCAGCTCAGCAACTCCAGTTTATACTGGTACTGCTGCAGTTGATTACACCAATCTCACAGGTAACATGAGTGTAGCCCGGGTTGTTTCTGGTGGTATGCGTATATTTGTAAGATACCCAGCCACTGGACAACCTGGTGTTTTAAATTCATTTGCCATTCCTGGAAACTCAAACAATGGGACCACGAATTCTGTACAAACATGTTTATCACTTCAGCAAGCACGTATGTCCTCAGCTGATTCATTACAAATCACTTATAGACCAACTGATCTAGATGATTATCAATTCCGAGCACTCGTAGCCACTGGTGGTGGGCTTTCATTGGCCTCCTTCCAAGGGTACATTGACGGGATTGGTTTCCCT